AAATATATATACAATTCCCTCTCTTGTACTGCAAAAATACAATAAATAGTACACATACGATACAAAAAATGAGGTTTACAGTACCTAAAGTATCTGACAAATGTAATTATTGGTTATGTACTGCAATAAAAGTACAATAACTCAGAAGCACACCCTACTGTACTCTAGGCATACAGTACACAGGGCATATATCCGAGCTTCCGTGCTACCTTTGTACTGGACTTACAGTACACAATAAAAATAAAAACAATAAAATTAAGTAATGTACTGCAACGGTACAGTACACAAGCAATTAAAAAAAAATAAAAAATAATAATTAAATTACCGTACTAAATCTACAGTACGAACTCTCATACCTGTACTTTATCGATACAGTACACAAAATAAACTCGTACTGCACATAAAGTACATAAAAAAAAATTAGTACAAAAAATCCCGAGATATCGGTAAGGTACTAAGTTCTTGAATAAGCGATTGTAATTTAAAAGGTAACCCGTACCCCTCGGGATTGAGGGGCAGGGCTTATATGGGCTTTATTTGGCTTTATTTCGGGCTTGTAAATGTGTGGCTCTGGCTTCTAAGACTGTGGTTGTCTCTTGAACCATATCTTTAAGGGTTGCTGATAGTTTTAATAAGTCTTTGTCGGTTACATCATACGATGATGGCATGGTGAAGTTCATGATGAGGGAGAGCTGCTTTCGCAGCTTCTCCACTCTTCTTTTCGATAGAACCTCGAATCGTAACCTCCTAATCTCTCGAGATATACTATTCTGCATTGTTTAACACCTCCTGCACATGATGTTCATGAGCTTCTCTTAATTCTTTGAAAAACTCAGAATAAGATTCTATGTTATCCTTGTTTTTTACCCAATATCTTAATCTTCCTGCTTGGGATTGAGATATCCAATTATCCCTCTCCCAGTTTGTTATTACATTACAGTAGTCTTGTTTTCTCATTTTATTCTCCTCTGGGGGAGGGGGTCAAGCCCCCGCCTTCCCATATCTTGTTCTGATTTCGTTGACTATTCCCTCGAGGTCAACTCTCTCGATGTTGTGATTCGCTAGTCTGATGCAGTCAGCTTCCCACATCTTCGCTTGTCCTAGATTCTCACTTCCGTATTCGAATACCTGCCTCCAGCTCCAGTGTAGATTCTTAGGTTCGCCTTTGCTGTATCTGTTGCCTTTTGATTTCTCAACCGCTCCAGATTTTCTGACCCTCATTCTCGGCGACTCTGATGTTACCTTGAAGAGTTTGGTTGTTGGTCTTGACCAGTATTCCGTAAGGTTGACCGCTAGCATGACTCTCTGAAAGAGCTTGCTTGCAACCTTTGTAGTTCCGAACCATCGCCACTCGATAGTTCCAAAGTTGTTTAGCTGATTGGTAGAGAGTCCATAGAATTTCCATCCGCTGATGTGTCTGATGAAATCTTCTCTGTCTATCTCGCCTCGTTGCCACTTCTTAGCATATTCGTAAGCATGCTCCGCATTCTCTCTTCTTACTTCTTTGCAGTTAACATTGCTTTCCCATCTCGTTCTAGGAATGCCTAACTGTATCACATTCTGAAATTCATAGAAACTTGTGATTAGGTTGGCTATCTGGATGGGTGTCTTGTCGACCATGTCTATATGAACATGCATCCCGCATTGCTCATCAAGTCGAGTATGCCAATCTACTTGGCTTACAAAGTCAGTCCAAAACTCTATGGATTGATTAAGCGGTAAGTAATGCCTAAGATTCAATTCATAGTGATTGTGTCCATGCTCCGTTTCTAATTTTAGTTCTGGATATCGATTGTCAATGATATCCTTGAGTTGATAAAAGCCGTCTCTACTTTTGAATTCCCATTCAATAGAAACAGGCTTTGATAATGTTGTATTGTGTTTTCTTAATGTATGCATAATAAATGCCTCCGTGATTTAATAATAATAATGTTTTTCTTTTTTTGTCTTGGGGTAGATAATCAATAATGATGTCTTACCAAGCCGAGCCTAAGTCGCATTACATTCAATATTAATGATTCCAGTGTCTCGGTTTAAGGAAGCCTACCACTCCATCGGATTTGCCGGTATAGACTTTTGGGATTGCGGACTACTCCGTCCATTCCATGCTAATTCTATTTTTATTTCATATTCACCTCAAATTTAAAAACTTTATATATATATTATATATCTAATCTATCATAATGTATATAGGTAAATTTTACTACAATCTCGACACACAATGTGCCTCCCTATTTATTTTTGTCCACTATAGGTTATAATTTAATAGATGAGGAAAGAATTATGGAAACAGGTATGGTTATCACACTCCCGTAGGAATCAACCTGTTTATGGTCACCATAAGCTAAGTCTGAAGCAATCACTATTCGCTCTTTCGTTTTATGCACAAGGAATCCTATGGTGTGGCATAAAGCTGGTTCTTCTAGCTCCTTGTTGGATAGTTCTGTCCATTCCGAGTGCGATTGTGGGTCTAGCCACCAGACTTCGATTTTGGGGAAAGGGTTCTTAGGAAACTTCATATATAAAAAGCTAAAATACTAATTTAATTATGTCAAGTATAGTTCAAAAAAAATTTGCGAAAGCTTCGCTTTTACTTGTATAATATCTCTATGCCTAGTTACACAACTGTAGATAATGTTTACAATTTATATCCAAGAGTAGGAAGTCTCTCAACTGTTACTTCATCATCAATTAGTTTTTTTATAGACCAAGCGGAAAATGAGATAAATGGTTTTCTTGTAAACAACTATACTCTGCCTTTTACAAACGGAGCACCGATTGTAGAATCTATCGCAACAGAATACTCTCTTGTTAAAATATTAGAAAGATTCTTTACTCAAGAAATTGGTAGTGAAAACTCATGGGTTGCAGCAAGAAGAGAGCAGGTCATGGATTATTTGAATAAAATCAATACAGGAGAAATCGGGATATATAACAATTCGCTTCAGCTTATTACTTATAATGCAGGCGATACTATCTTCAGCAACACTATGGAATACAATCCTACATTCACTATGCTCAATTCTACACTTCAGCAGATTGATGCTGACAGACTAGATGATGAGTTAGATGCTGTAGACCATGAAGATTACAATCCAGCTCTATATTAATGTTAAGAACTGTATATAACTTAAGTCAGATTAATAGCCGAGTAAATAGGCTCGACAAGGCATTTGGGGTTAAGAATCGAAGAAGACTAATAAAACAAAGCTCTGAAGAAATTCTTAGAGAGATAAGAAGAACTTTTAGAACAAAAGCTACTCCTGAAGGTGAACCTTGGGCAGCATTAGCTCCTAAGTATCAAGAGTTTACAAACACGGAAGGAGACATTGGTATTTTGTCTGGGCTTATGTTAAATTCGATACCTGGTAAATTTGCAAACACTTCTAGGTTTAAAATGAAACTTAAAAGCACAAAAACAGAAACAACATTAGAAATGCAACACTTGCTAAGATATGCTGAATACTTTAATGATGGCTCGGTAGGTGGTGTAAGAACTGGTGGTAAAGGTCTTAAAACACAAGCACAACTGTTTGGAGTTAGAGCTCAACCAGCAAGACCATTTATGCCTGATGCAGCAGATGTTGATTTCGATACTTTAGACAGACTTCAAAGAGACATTCTTAAAGAATTTAACAAGAGGTTAAAATAATGGCGATTATAGACTACACAGGGATTGTAAATGAAATCAAATCTATATTAGACAATGATTCAAGAACTAATTCATTTGGTGGTAAAACTACTACAATAATTGTAGAAGGTGAAGCTATTCTTAATGAAGAAAGTTGTCCACAAATTCAAATCTTTTTAGAAGAACATGAAACATTACAAGATACAGAAACTATTGGTGGCACTACACCTTATCTAACATCTTTATCAATTATTATTTGGATGTATGATTTTAATTTAGAAAATGTACCTGGTTCACAAGCCAGAGATACTATGTTAGGAAAAGTAAAAGAAGTTTTAAAAGAAAAGAAAACTTTAAATGATACAGTTTTATATTATAAGTTTACTGGTGGTGAGTTTGACAATCAGAAAAATACTGCTGGACTTGGCTTTTTTAAAGGTGTATCATTAACCATAGACTGTGAGGTCAAAGAATAATGAAGATTAAATTTATTGTAGATGGATTAGAAATAGCTGGATTTGGAATTGCAACAAAGGGAAAAGAAATAGAAGTTCCAGATGTTGTTGGCAATAGTCTTGTAAGTGAAGGTATTGCAAAAGAATCAAAAGCTAGTAAAATAAAAAAAGAAGAACCTAAAGAAGGTGAAGGAGAGTAAACAATGGGCTACGGAATCGGTGGACATTTAGCAATATCAGAACAAAATTCAGTAGGAACAGCAACAGCGAATTATATTTATATTCCGTTTGTTTCAGAATCTCTCACAGAAAACATTGAACAACTACAATCAGAAAGTTTAAAAGCAGTATATGACCAACCTAATCAATTAGAAGGCATAAACAATGTAACTGGAGATATCGTATTTGAGCCACACCCAATTTACTTAGGACACTTCTTAAGAGCGGTTACAGGACAAGCAGCATCAACTTTATCTACATCTGCATACATACATGAGTTTGTACCAACACAATCTGACTTCGATTCTAACTTTGCTTTAAGACCTTATACAATCAACTTATTTAAAAATGTAGGCTCTGCTTATCAATACACAGATGCAATGATTCATACACTTGCTATTGAAATTACTGCTGGTGGAATCATAAATGCGACTGCTACTGTTCATGCTAGAGGTTCTGCTTTAATCAACCCAACAACAGCTAGCTTCATTGCCGCAGACCCGTTTACTTGGAACGAAACATCTTTACAAGTAGGTGGTTCAGCAAATGGTGAATTTGAATCAGCAACAATCACAATCGATAATCCGATAGAAGGTATAGCAACACTTAACGGAGCTAAAACTCACGGCAAAATAAAAAGAACAGGATTTAGAACTGTTGCTGTAGCTGGAGACCAAGACTTCTCATCACAAGATGAATACAACATATTTAGAGCACAAACTAGACAAAGATTCTTATTTACAATTACTGGAGATAACATCGGTGGTTCTGCTAATAACGAAATTACAATAGATATTCCACAATGTAATTACACTTCTTATACAAGCCCAATTGGTGGACCTGGAAGAATTACAGCATCTTACGAAGGTAATGGTGAATACGATACTTCTTCAAGCTATGCTATAAGATACACAATGACAAATACATTATCAGCTTATTAAGCTAGGGAGGAAACTCATGAAGTTCAATGTAAAAGATAAAGAAGTTAATATCAATCCTGCATCTTTAAGACAGATTCACGAACTAGAACAACAAATTGGTAGTCTTGCTGACTTAGGCGAGAAAGCACCATTCGATACTATTGTTAAAGTTCTGTCTGTAGCTTTACCTGCAACAGAAAATGAAGTAACAGTAGATTGGCTCTTAGATAACTGTTCTATGGAAGATGTAAAAGTCTTGAACGAGATGGTAGCTCATTTTTTAGGGGCAAGCTCTCTCGAGCAAAAATAAAAGAATTAGACATAGTAGATTTCTTTGCATATCATTATGGATGGTCTAAAAGTCAGACCTATGAGCTTACCGCTCATGAAATTGATAAATTGTATGCTATAATTGTAAAGAGAGTTAAGCAAGCAAACTCAAGGAATCGAAATGGCTAGAAAGAACGAAGCGAAATTTTTTGTAACCCTAGATGCTAAACAATACACTGCTGCTTTTAAGAAACTCGCTGCTGGCAATGCCAACTACATAAAACAACTAAAACTAATGCAACAGCAAGAGGCGAGGTATCGCCAAACTCAAAAAGCATTAGGTGCAGCTCTAACTAATCTAGCAAGAAGAACAGAAGTCATAGCTAGAGGTTATCAACACTTTGGAGCAACTCTTTCTAATAATAATAAAATTGTAAGCACAGCTATCAGAGGATATAAAAGCTTTCAACAAAATCAAAAACGAATAGCAACTTCACTTGGACAAAGCACAGCAGCAATTAAAACACAGACTGCTGCTTTACAAAAACAAAAACTAGCTTATGCAGGAATGTCTGGTGCAGGAAGAGCACCAATGTTACCACCTGTAGAAGGACCTACAAAACCATTCGGTAAAGCAACTCCTATACTACCTCCTGTAGCACCGAGACAAACTTATGAACTAGAAAGAATTAAGAAAGCTACTAAAGAAGCTTCACAAGCACAGAAAGCATTAGCAGGCAATATGAAAGTAGTTAATGGTGTTGCAAGAGTTGGCACTAAAACGATGGGAGCTTTTGGTTCAAGTATAAGAAATATTGCTTCTTATCTAAAGGCTTTTGCGGTCATTGCGGCAGCTACACAGATTGTGAAATTAGCTGAAGATGCTGGTCAATTAAATAACAGAATCTTGGTTGTATCAAGAAATACAGATGAGTTTAATGCTAACTTTAGAAGGCTTCAAGAAATTGCTAAGAGAACAAGAAGTCCATTGAGAGATACAGCAGTTCTGTTTTCAAGAATGAGAATTGCAACAAAAAGGCTAGGGTATGACTTAGACCAAGTTGCAACTGCGACAGAAAACCTATCCAAAATGATGAGAATACAAGGTGTAGGAGCACATGAAGCTCGTTCCGCAGTGTTACAGTTATCACAAGCCTTGCAATCAGGTAGGTTAGCTGGTGATGAATTTAGAGCTATCCAAGAGATTATGCCTGCACTTCTAGGCGACATTGCTAGAGCTACAGGTTATCCAATAGAACAATTGAAAGACTTAGCCAGAGAAGGAAAGATAACCCCTAAAGTTATTATGGATGCTCTTCTCGATAACACAGACAAAATCAATTTTATGTTTGACAGAACTAAAATGACTGTTGGAGATATGGCTACACAAATTAGAAACTCTTTCTTATCCATGTTCTCAGTAATAACAAAAAACGAAGGTGCAGCAGCATCTTTACACAGAGTTTATACGGCAATAGCTGACACTTTTCAACTTTTAGCTGATTCAATAGGATTTGTTGTTACATCATTCTTATTTCTTGCAAGCAGATTTCCTTCTATAGAAGATAAAACTGCAAACCTTACAAAAGAGCAAGAAAAGTTATACAAAACAATGGAAGAAGGTGGTGCTAACATGGGGATATTGGGCAGAGGCTTAAAAGCTCTTGGTGTTGAAGTATCTGCCGACCAAAGCTTATTTGCACAACTTGCACAGGGTATCAGCACTGTGAATCAAAAAATGTTAGAGCAAATGGCAAGAGAAGAATTATTAAGAAAAACTAGAGCAGAGCTAAAAGAAACATACGAAAAAGATGGCATAACTTATACTAAAGCAGAATTAGAAGCAGAAACAGAAAGAATAATTAAAGCAATGGAAGAACAAGAACAAGAGTTTGCTAGATATACACAAGCTTTTGGTGATTTAAAAACTGGTATTAATTTGGCAGATGTCGTAGAAAACATGCAAGAACTTGGAGAAAGTTTTAGGTCAACAGCTTTTAAAACACTTGTAGAAGATTTCCCTACAGGATTTGGAAATGCGGTCGCCGACACAATAATGGAAGGTGAAAGTTTAAAAGATGGTCTAAGTAATTTGTTCAAACAATTAGCTAAACAAGTTATAGCTCAAATCGTAGCAATGATTACACAAATGTTAATTATGAAAGCCATAATGGCTTCAATGGGCTTTGGCGGCTTGGCTTTTGGTCAAGGTTTTGCTGGTCAAGGACTTGGTGGATTGTTTGGTGGAATAGGCAAAGGTATAAGCCTAATATCAAAAGGTATTGGCGGATTATTTGCTGATGGAGGTAGACCACCAGTTGGGGTTGCATCTATTGTTGGTGAAAGAGGACCAGAATTGTTTGTGCCAGATACACCAGGAACAATTATTCCAAACGAACAAATGGGCGGCACAGTAGTTATACAAAGATTAGAAATTATGCCTGGAGCAAATATAGACCAAGCTCTAATGGACAAACCTGCAACATATTGGGTAGACTTAGCACAAGAAAAAATCTTACCAGCATTAAACACTTTAGGACAAGCTGGTAACACAACAACACTCAAACAGAGGGAATCAAGATAATGGCAATGTTACTAGGAGTTCCAAATTCAAGCTACATAGATTTAACTGATATTGCGGGTTATGGATATACATTCGATAAAACATTTGATAAAAAAGATATAAGAACAAAAGGTGGCAAGTTGTTTACATACATAACACCTGCTTCTACATTTCAAAGATTTAAAATACCAACTACATTTGTTACATCATCAGATGTATCTGTAATAAACTCTTGGTTTAGCACAGGAACAAATTTAAGATTTATAGAAGATGACACATTCGCTAACAGCTACTATGATGTTAGAATAGTAGGAACTTCTGAGCCTTACAACAAGTTTATACAACCTTATTTTAGGCAGTTTTATTCAGGAGAGATACTTATAGAAACTATATGAGTGATAACAAAATCTTAGCATTAATGTGTATTTTTGGTGGTATTCTCTTAATGCTTATTGGAATAGATTATATATTGAGGTAAAATTTAGACATGGCTCACATTTATGATTCAGCAAGACAATATTTCGCAAGTGGCAGTATTAACTTAGCAACAGCTACGATTGGTGTAACACTTGTGAATACAACTCTTTACACATTCAATGCTGCTCACGATATGTTAAATGACATTCCTGTAGCTGCAAGAATAGCAACAAGCTCATTATCTAATGTAGCAGTAGCTAGTGGCAGATTGGATGCAGACAACTTAGACATTGCTACAGTAGCAGTAAATAGTGTGATTAACGGAGTAGTGTTATTTATTTCAACTGCTGATTCATCAACTAGCCCGTTATTATTTATTCAATCAGAAGGAGTAGGGTTTCCAGCGACACCTGATGGTGGAACTGTAACTGTTAACTTTGAAGCAACAGACCCTTTTATAATGAAAATCTAATGGCATTACAAGGATTAATTGAATTAGGTAATGTAATACAAGTTGTAACATCTAACAAAACAGATACATTTACAACCACATCACCAGCTGAAACAGCTTTTGTAGACACAGGTCTAAGTGTTTCAATCACACCTAAATTTAGTAATAGTAATATTTTAGTTTTATGGAATATGTGTATTGGCTCAACTGGTGATAATGTAACGTATATGAAACTACAAAGAGGAACAACTGATATATTACTTGGTGATGCTTCAAGCACTAGAATTAGAATGTCACAAGGACAAGGTGGTGGTTATGGCAGTAATCTATGGAAAATTGATGTCGCTGCTGGTTCATTTTTAGATTCTCCAGCAACAACCTCTGCAACAACTTATAGATGGGTTTGGGCAAGTAATGGCTCTGCTACATCAACTATGAATAGAAGTGGTCGTGACCATACAAGCACAAATGATGAAGATGGAAGAACTGTATCAACAATGACAGCAATGGAGATAGCAGGATAATGGCAGTAGCAGGTGCAATAGGAGTAATAACATCAGCAGAGTTAGCAGATAATGCTGTAACAACTGACAAATTAATAGATGATGCAGTTACTAATCCTAAAATTTTAGATGAAACAATTACAGATGCTAAACTAGATAATCCGAAAAGAAGAAATTTAATTATAAATGGTGATATGAGAGTTAATCAAAGAGCATTTGCAAGTGATGTAGATAATGATTATACAGTAGACAGATTTGTTTATCAAAGTTCACAAGGTGATAAATTTACAATTACACAAGACACAGACACTCCTAGTGGAGAAGGATTTGTAAATTCACTAAAATTTGTTACAGCATCAGCAGTATCAGTTGGTGCATCTGATTATTTTATGATTTCTCAACCTATTGAAGGTTTCAATACTGCTCTTTTAAGGTTAGGAACAGCTAGTGCAAAAACATTTACATTGTCATTTTGGACAAGAAGTTCTTTAACTGGAACATTTGGTGGTGCAATTGGTAATGCTGGAACTAGATATTATCCATTTACATATACCATTTCTTCAGCAGATACTTGGGAAAGAAAAACAATTACAGTTGCAGGAGATACAACAGGAACTTGGGCTACTGATAATACTCATGGATTAATAGTAAGATTTGGTTTAGGTGTTGGCTCAACTAAATCTGGAACTGCTGGAAGTTGGCAAGGTGCAGAATACTTTAGTGCTACTGGAGCAACAAGTGTAGTAGGAACTGGTAGTGCAACTTGGTATATTACAGGAGTTCAATTAGAAGTTGGAAGCACAGCATCTGATTTTGAGCATATGAATATTACAGAGCAAATACAATTATGTGAAAGATACTTTAATAAGTCTTATGCTTTATCAGTTGCACCGGGTACAGCAAATACAGTTGAAGGTTCTATTGCAATAAGAAATGGTAATTTCACAGATAATCATAGCCCATTTTGGCATGTAAGTTTCCCTACTAGAATGAGAACAGAGCCAACTGTAACAACCTTTGATTATGCTGGTAATAGTGGAAAAATTAATGGTCCAAGTAATGCTTCAGTTACTGGAACAGCATTTCAAATAGATGAACGAGGTTTTAATATTCTTAATTCATCTGGTTCTTCAGTTGCAAAAGGAGATTATTACTGTAATTATAAGGCGAGTGCAGAATTATGATAAAAGAAAATATACAAGAAATTGTTTTAATTTATGATTTTAATGGTGTAGCTAATAGTTACAAAGTAACTTGTACCGACAATTCAATCTGTCAAGTTCCATTAAAAACAGGAAATACAGATTATCAAGTAATTCAAGAATGGATTGCTGATGGCAATACAGTTATAGATAATGGTGATTAAGGGAGAGTAATTATGGCAGATATAATATCAGCAATTTTAGCTTTAGACCCAAATGCACAAGTAAGTGTAGTTGGCGAAAGTTTAGATGGTATTACATGGCATGATGATAACCCAAACAACATTACCAATGAACAGATAACTGCAAAACAAGCAGAGCTTCAAGCAGATTATGATGCAAAGCAATATCAAAGAGACAGACAAAAAGAATATCCAAGTATTGAAGACCAATTAGATGACTTATATCACAATGGTATTGATGGTTGGAAAACAACCATCAAAGCTGTAAAGGATAAATATCCAAAGGAGTAAGCAATGCCAATAGCAGGAAGAATAAATAGAATAGAAGATGGAGCAGTAACAACAGCAAAACTAGCTGATACTGCTGTTACAACTGCTAAGATTACAGATGCAAATGTAACAAAAGCAAAAACTGAAACTGCTATTGATGATAATATTCCATTAGCTTGGGTATCTTTTAAAGGAACAAGCACAGTTACTATTGAAGATGATTTTAATGTTTCATCAATTACAGATAATGGAACTGGAGATTACACAGTTGTTTATACATCTGGTTTACCAAATGATGATTATTGCTGTGTTGGAATGTCAATGAGAGATAGTGATAATATTTCTGCATTATGTATGAAAGGTGATGCAAACCCAGCAAGTTACAAAAGAACAGAATCAGTGAGACTATCAAATAGAGATAATGCAAATAGTTCTGTAGATGCTGCGAATGTATCAATAGCTTGTTTTAGCACATCATAAGAGGTATATTTAAGATATGTCAAAAGTTATAATCTATAATCAAGAAAACGGAATCATGGCAGTATGTGTACCAGCTAACAATTCTGGACTGACAGTAGAAGAAGTTGCTGCAAAAGATTGTCCAGAAGGAGCAAAAATTATAGATAGAACAGACCTAGATGCTCTTGATAATGATTTTAGAAATGCTTGGGCATGTGATGCAGACATGAATCCAACAGTAGACATGACACTTGCTAAAGATGTTTGGAGAGACAAGATAAGAAGAGCAAGAAAACCAAAATTAGAAGAATTAGATATTCAGTATATGAGAAAACAAGAAGCAGGAGAAGATACTTCTGCAATAGTAGCAACTAAAAATAAACTAAGAGATTTCCCAGCAAAAGCAGAAATAGAATCAGCTTCTACAGTTGAAGAACTTAAAGCAATATGGGATAATGATTTAGGAGATAAATAATGGCACAGACAGTCGTAGCAACAGGAGCAGTAGCAGTATCAGCAACCACAGTAGTTTTTTCAACTGCCGTAGCAGGTATTTATTCTACTTTAGTTGATTTAACACCTATGGTATCTGGGGCAAACTATAATATTAGTATTAGCAATTGCACAATTGTAGCCTCTGGTAATAAAGTTGTGACTAGAGACAACTTCAGTGGTGCACAAGATGAGCCAATGTTCTTTGCTCCACCAATGCACACAAACAAGGGCTATAGTGTTACTATAGTAAAAAGCTCTGGTACAACAGCAACCTTACCTTTTGAAATTACCCAGTTTTAAATAATAGTATATAATTAATCTATGCTCGGAAGTTTCGCTACTACACAATTAGCTCAAGCGACTTATCACATTATTCCAAAAGATAAGAAGCAAAGAACTCCAGGATTAGAAGAATTTTCTATCTACTATACTAGTCTGCCATTAGAACGAAAAGATATAAAACTCGGTTATTGGCACAAAAATCCATATCAGATGTATGGAGCAATAGCAACTGAGCCAATAATGGATATGGATGGTGTCGACTTTCAAACAGCAGTCGGCTCTGTAACAGTAGCTACAACTGTAGAAGTTATAGCAATGACTGGTGTAAACTTCGAAACAGAAGTTGGCTCAATAGATTTAGCTACAGTCGTTAGGTCAGAATGTCGACTAGGACACGAATTAACACCTTTTTTCTTAGAACAACAAGCATCTACGAATCCTCGCTCTATAGTAAAACAGTTTTCATTTAATAATTCAGTATTCAGTGATAGAGTTACTAAATTCCCTGCGGTTTCCAAAGCATATAAAGATGTAGTTGGCAAACCATTTACTATAACTTTAGAAAATGCATCACAACTTATGAATGATGTAATACAAAATAGAACTAATTTTAGAAGCTCAGGCGAAATATCATTTGGCTATCAATTTAATCCAAGTCATATAGATTTTGGATGTGTAGGTAAAGGTTTTTTAATTAATGCTAATTATAATAATTCTACTGTAAGATTAAACTTTAAAAATCAAATGGATATCTTGTCTCAAGTATTTGTATCAACAGATACTACATCGCAACAAGGTGCAAGCTTTATTAATTCTAATTGGAATCCTGCTGACTTAACATTCAATGTTCTTACCTCTAATTCTTATGGTGCAGGATTAGATAACACTGCTTCTAATGCAAATACAGATATAGATTATGAATCTTGGCTAGATTGGAAAAACACATTTGGCTCAGAATCAATAGTTGTGCAAGGTTTCTTCCCCTATGGTACAAATTATGTTCAGGCATTACAAGGTATTGCTGAAATAACTGATTCAGCAATTTATGTAGAAGCTAATAACAAAGTTTACTTTAGAAGAAACTTAGTAGGTAGTAACAGCTTTAGCACGGTTGTTTCTGGTAGCGATATAATCTCTTTCGAAGCTAAAGGTGATGCTTATGATATGTGTAATAGATACACTGTGCCTGTCTCGTTCAATGTTCAATCTAATGCAGTTGTTGGACCAGCATCAACAGTTACAAGAGATAACACTGCATCTATAAATTCTTATAATGTGATTAGAAAACAACCGACATCTCAGCTTATTTGGTATGTCGACAATGCTGGAGCAGCAAACTTAGGCGATAGAATTGTATTTAGAAGAAAAGAGCCAGAGGTTGCACTTAACATTAAAACTCCGCTCAAATATATGCAACAGCAATTAGGTGATATTGTATATGTAAATATTGATGAAGTAGGCATAATAGACCAACCATATACTTTGATTGGCAACACCATTGATATCGAAAACAATACAATGACATTAGACTTATCTGTTGGTCATGGAATAGCAATATCTAACATAACAGTATTTGAATTAGATGACCCAGATTTAGGAACATTGAATAACACTGTGTCTGTGTTAGCATAATCTCATGGCATTTACAGATATAAATTTTGCTTTTGGAGCTAAACTTACATCTACTCAATTAAATCAATTGCAAGGCAATTTTGATGCTATAGCACAAGGGGATTCATCAGAATATAACTTGTTTGGACAAGGTATAAAGGTTTGTTATTTTTATGGACTTGGTGCAATGCATCAATTTATGAGTGTTGGTGTGTCTTCAGTTTTATATGTAAGTCTTGGTACATATCAAATTAACTGGACAAATTCATACACTACAGAAAATTATTGTGCTAATTTTCAAATGGCGAAAGATGGTGCAGAAGAAAGCAGAAATTTTCAATTGGCATGTCAATCTAAATCAGGAGGAAGCATTACAGTCTATGCAAGAGCATCAGACCCAGGCGACACTGACCCTTTCACTGCTGAAGCTGGAGTTGTAATGACATGGGCAACAGATGGCATTTAACGATATAACTTTTCAATTTGGAGAAACTTTAACTGCAAGTGCAATGTCAACAGTGCAGTCTAATTTTACTGCATTTGCAAATAAAGAAACAGGTGTAACTGCAACATTTAACAGAGCAAAAGCTATAGTAAATTATTCAGGTACATCAATTAACTTTTCAGATAATGTTAGTTCAGTAACTCAAAACTTTGTAGGCTCGTATAACATTAATTTTACATTTACATATTCAATGGTTACAGTAAACTCTGTGAATTTACCTTCTATATATGCACTAGGAAATGCACATGACACGACTAATGGTAACTCTACTGTAGTATATTCAATGCCATATTTTAACATTGGAACAGCACCATATAATTTCTTTCCTGTTTTTCATCACAACTTTAACGACAGTGCTGACAGTTATCATCAACCAGTTAGTGCAACTGCTGTATTCTTTGAAAGAAACGAAACGGGGTCTTCATAATGGCTTTTACAAGTTTATCTTTTACAAGCGGTGAAGTTTTAACATCAAGCAAAATGAACTTGCTTATGTCTAATTTTAAGTCGTTAGCTGACCAAGATTCAACAGCACCAAGAGTTACAAATATACCAAGAGCTTGGGTTAATCATGATGGTGCTGCTACTTTAGTTGGTAGTCAATATAATATTACATCAGTATCAGATATTGGCTTTGGTAAGTATCAAACTAATTTTTCTATTGTTTTTTCTGGAACATACGGAGCTACTTGGGGTTTTAGAGCTGGCGGTGGTCAAGGAGACAATAGAATGAGAAACATTACTCTTTATACTATGACAAGCACTTATGTGCAGTATAAAGGCAGAAACAGCACTACTCAGCAGAGTGGTGATGAAGAATTCCCTATGTCTTTAACTTTTTGGCAAGACTAGGTAAAATTTAATAAAGGAGAGTACATTATGTGGACAATTATAGATAGACTAAAAGAGCCTTCAACTTATGCTGGATTATCAGCAATTATGATAGCCTTTGGTGTTTCATCAGAACAATGGACTACAATATCTACAGCATTAGCATCTGTAGCTGCTGTTGTATCAATGTTATTAAAAGAGAAGAAAGATTAATGATAAGTAAAATTGTTTCTTCTATAGTAACGAGTTTATTAAGCAAGGGATTTGCTGCTCTGCAAGAGTATATGCAAAAGCGAAAAGTAGGTAAATTAGAGCAGCAGGTCTCTAGCTTGCAAGATAAGGTAGCAATACTTGAACATGAGAAAAAGAAAGAAAAGAAAATACAAGATTGGAAATACAGAATACAAAACAAGGAGAACGATTCTCTAGCTGAAGAACTTAATAAAATAAGGAATGAGGAGTAGCTTATTAGTATTTGCATTAATCATAATATTGCTCTTCATTGGAGCTGCTGCAAATGCAACAGATAACTCTGTCAGTAATCAGACCAACACTAGCGGTAGCAATACTTCTATATCTGGTGGGTATACTTCTACTACTAACAATAGTTATAGCGGTGGACAGACTAACACAACTACCCATAATTCGACTAATTCGACCAAAAATTCTAAAATACCAGTCGGAACTGCGACTGCCCCATCTATGAGTTCTTATTCGCAAGACCTTTGTATAGTGGGTGTAAGTGGTGGAGTTCAAGTTACAGGGTTTGGTGTATCGGGTGGAACTTATGTTACTGATGAGAATTGCGAGAGAATGAAACTATCAAAGCTCCTTTATGACTTTAATATGAGAGTTGCATCCATAGCAATTCTTTGTCAGGATGACAGAGTTTTTTCAGCAATGGAACATGCAGGTACACCATGCCCGTTTGAAGGGGCTATTGGCAAAGATGCAGAAATGCAATGGAAGAAGTATGATATAGAAAGACCTGACTATGATAAATATATAGAAAAACTAAAAAGGAGACATGCTATAGATAACAAAACAGAATTTGTTCCTATAGATACAGAATACGACTTGTATGGAGATGATGATTAAATGTTTATACTTGTCATTAATACTATTCTTGATAGTGTGGGCAGTTCAAGCAGAAGAGATTACGACAGGAAACCTATTACCGAATGGTACAAACAACTCAAGCAGTTATCAAAGTGTAGATACCACAATACCAAACATAACAACAAATGGCTTTAATACTTCTGGAGGTATAAGAGATTGGGGTCAAGAAATAGAAACTACTGGTACAGGTAGTATTAACTATACTGGCAACTTAACTGACCATGCCACACAACAGCAATTAGATAATGGGATAACCCTTAACTCTACAACAATAGTACAAAACTGTGAGTGGCAAGGCTCTAACTGGCAATGTGGTCAAGCAAGAGCAGGTCAAGATTCATTTACTACGACTGTAAAAATATTAGATGAAAATGGCAATACTTTGGCAATAGTAAATCAAACTAGAAACAATGATGCTGGGTATGGCAATAATGCTTTTAAGTATGAAGATTCTGTTAGCTATACAGGTGCAGGAAGCAATCAGTTTTATTGGGAATGGGAAGGTGTAGATGAAGGTAGCTATGTAGACTTAGGTGGACCTAACCTTCTAGGTGCAAAACTTACAATGACTTATGATGATACTGTTATAGAGCAAGAAGTAATTGAAGAAATACAGGAAGTGTTAGATGAATTTGTAGAATGGGAAACATCTTTTGTAGAACCTGAAGTTGTAGAAGAATTTATACCTTTGCCAGTTTTGATAGAAGAACTACCTATGTTAGTATTAGAAGAAGAAGAGCTTATCGAAGTCCTCGAAACAGCTCAAGAATTAGAAGAAGAATTCGAAGAAGTGGAGATACTGCAAGTGTTTGGTGGACCAGAAATAGTAGAAGAACCAGAAGAAGAAGATACGAGTAGCGAACCTGCTGTAGCACAGATAGAAGAAGAAGTTTTAGAAGAATCTGAAACTGAAGAAACATCTGTTAATGAACCAACAGTAAAAGTTGAAGTAACTGTTCAAGCAATAGACAAGCAAATAAAAAAAGCAGTAAAGTCTGTAGAGCAACAATTGTCTGCTACAAATATCATTGCTGCAAAAGTTATAGAATCTAAACAACCAGATATTTCTTCTTACTACAAAACATATACAGACCCAAGAAGAATTTATGAAGGCAACGATTATCAAGACTTAAGAATGTTGGGCGGCAAACAAATTTATGCAGAAAACAAAATGATACAAGTTGCACAAAACGACCCTCTATATATTTATCAAGAACGAATTAGACAAGCAACACTTAAAAGAGTTATACTAGAAAAAGAACTAAGAATTTTACAAGGAAGGTAAGATGATAGAAACATTACAAAAGTATGCAATGATTATTGGAGTAGTTATGACTATCGGTGGTGGCTTTTATGCTTGGGGTGTCTTTAACAATAGACTTGATGCAGTGTCAGCAGCAGTTGGTTCTGACACAGTTGAACAACTTCAAAAGCAAGTTGCCGTGATAGACAAGAAATTAGAAGTTTTAGAAGCAAAGTTTGATGAACTTAAGGCAAAAACTGATAATCCACTAGGTAAATAGGTCAACATCGCATGAGAAGCACAGAAACAGGGCAAATAAAGCAGGTAGCTAGAAAAGCATATATTATCATTGCTTTTATCTTGTTTGGGCTTGTATCGTGCTCTAAAGCAGTCAAATTTCAACGAGAGTTGCCAGAAATGATAAAATATAACAAAGTTGAGTTTGTTGAGTGTCCTGCCGACATATCGGGATATCTTTGCATCAAAAATACGGATGCAATCAATTCTGTGATAGACTTAAAGAATTGCCAAGAGCAAAATAGATTCTTAAGAGAGATGTTAGATGGAGACTGAGCTACTAGCAGTATTAAGCCAAGCACCAGCTTTAGTAATAATTGTTTGGTTAGTTATGAAACAACAAAATGGAAATGGAAATGGTAGCACAGAACTTATAAGAACAATTGCTAGGTCATTAGAAAAAATGGCAGAAGCACAAGCGGAAGCAAATAGAATTGCAGAAAAAAGAGCAGAGGGATTTGAAAAATGGGTAGAACTCCAAAAGAGCCAATGCCAACAACAGTTCGTGTCAAGAAACCAAAAATAGATTATCCAAAACTTTTAGTAGACCAAATAATGTCTACAAATTTACCTGCACCAATTCGTGAACATAGGTTTCATGAAACTCGTAAATGGCGATTCGACTTAGCTTGGCTAAAATATAAATTAGCTGTAGAAGTCGAGGGTGGGATTTGGGTTTATGGTCGCCACAATAGAGCAGCAACTTTTTTAAAAGATATGGAGAAGTACAATAATGCTTGTTTATTGGGATGGAGTGTGTTAAGATTGTCAACAGACATGGTTAAAAGTGGAGAAGGCTTAGACATGATAACCAAATTTTTTAAAGGAGATGGTAGTGGATGAGATAACACTTGAAAAATCTTTTTACTCACTTTATGACAATTTCCTCAAACTCAATTTACATATACAACAAAACTATAAAAATGACCCTCATATGAAAGCACTAATAGCAAAATTATTTTATACCTTAGAAGATATAAATGAGCACTATTACAATTTGCAATTGTCGTTAGTGAAGGATGTAGAAGATGAGGAAGAAAACACACACTAGAACTGTTTTCATATCGGATATACATATTCCTTATGAGGATAAAAAAGCCTTAGCAATGGCTATGGACATTATTAAGGACTTAAATCTTAAAGATACAGATAACATAATTATTGGTGGAGACTTGCTAGACTATTATCCCTTATCCACATTCTCACCTGATCTTACAGCTTCTAATATAGAAATAGAATTGTTTGAAGGTGTATCTTGGCTAAATAAATTAAGAAAGATTGCACCTAGACCTACAATTTATTTCTTTGAAGGTAATCACGAACAAAGGATGCAGAAAAAGAT